CCAGTTGATGATTGCACACTACTTGGTGGCATAATACCATATTCTTCGTCATTTACGCCATCTATGTGTCCTGATATATGAGACATACTATCCTTCTATTCCAAATCGTGTTAATTCGTAACTAAATACTTCATTAAATACTACCAAAAATAATGGATTATTTCTTCCTATTTCTTGTGCTTTTGTAAACAACTGTTCTCTAACTCTCTGTGCTCCATCACTATCGCTTCTAATAATAAAGTTTATAGCTTGTTGTCTTGTTTTACCTTCTGATTTCATTACTGCAGATATAGCTATATCTCTTTCTTTAATATATACCTTTAATGTAGGTGTCATATCAAAATTTGCAAACCTTGGGTCATTAACTGCTCTAGTAAAGTAGTCAATCATAACATCATTTTTTACACCAGTTTCATAATCAAAGCCTAATACTTTATTTAACTCTGCAGAACTACCATAAGCCATAGGAAATAATTTTCTCATATTTGCATCTATCTCTGCAAATTTAGCTTGTCTTCTTAACTTTCTTGTTTGTGGGTCTAATGTGCTATTGTCTATCACTGTACCCCAATAATCTTTTTGACCTGATTCTATTGCACTAGCTAAGAATGTTTGTACAGAATAAAAGAACTCATTAGGAGTCTTTGGTCTAAACAATCCAAGATTTTTTATGTAGTCCATAGTTCCCATGTCTGTAGCACCTGCATCTAATCCTTGTGCAAAATAAACTAAGACTGGTCCATACTCAGCAGCTAATTCTGGGTTATCTAATATGAAATCATACTCTGGTCTTGTTCTAGGTAATCTACCACCCTCTGATATATTCTTACCTTTAACTTGTAATCCTGCTGCACTAAAATCTTCTGATAGATTATTTGAGTCTAAACCAAACAATTTAGTCATTTCATACAATGCGTAGTATTCACCTTGTGCACCTAACAACATAGTGTATTCATCTCTAAGGTCTTGATAAAATCCATGTATAGCTGATATTTCAACAAAGTTATTATATTCTAATCCTGAGTCTTCACCTTCTTTTCCATACCAATCCCAGAACAATGCTTCATTTCCTTCTATTGCATACATAACTGTAAGTCTTGGTACAAATGGATTTACAAATCTATCCCATGTTTTTAACTGATAATAGTTAGTAGCTAAGACCATAGCTACTTCCTGTAGTTCTTCTGGGTCATCTGCTAAATCTGGTCTTACTAAACCTGCTACTTGATATGCAGTATTTATAGAACTTAACCATGCGTCTTCATCCATACCATAAGTACCTGCGTTAGTAGCAATAGTTTGTAACATATTCTTACCTACTGATGGCATAGTTGTACGACCAATAGCAGCAATAAATTCTGTACTAAAGTAACTTTCTGCTTCTGCTGACTCAATAGGGAATCCACCAAATACTGTTTTCTGTAATACTCTTCTAAGCTGTGGTTTATCATTTAACAGTGGACCTATACCTAAAGCAAGAGCAGGTCCTAATGGTGGAAATAAACCACCACCACCAACTAATAACGCATTAATTGGAAACATTCTTTTAGCAATTATTTTAGAATCAGTAGTTGCCATATCGTCTGTAAATACGCCTCTACCTTCTGACTTAATTAAATCTTCAAATGGTGTACCACCCACTGGAACTATTAAATACTGGTCTCCTGTGTCATCAGTGTATATATAATTTTCTTCTAATCCTTTTCTGTATGCAAGTTGCAACTGTGCAGCAGCTTTAGGATTAGCTACAGCTAAGTTCATATACCTACCTAAAACTTCACGATACGCTTCAAAGAATGCAAAACCAACTCTGTATGCCTGTGAAAAGTAACCTCGTTCTACTAGGTTATAAAGAACCCTAGAGTGTATCTCCATAGCATACTCTACAGCTCTTTCATGCAAGTCTTCGTATGACATAACTCTATTTGTTGTAGAGCTTTTAATATCTTGTAGGTCTAACATAGATTGATAATCGCCACTAAATGTTCTTTGGTTAGTAATAGGGTTTGTATATGGTTTTAATATCTCTACTGTTCCACCTTTTCTATCTAAGATAGCTCTTATACCTGCAAGTTCTAATACATCATTACCTACTACTTTTAGGTCACTAGCATTAGCAACTACTGGTTGTGTTCTAGGTAATACTTTCTTCTGTGCTCCTATTAATAAATCTTGACCTTTTCTTCTAACAACATCAAATGCAGCGTGGTTATCCATTGTATTAATAATTTGTACACCTTTGCTTGATATATTGCTTATAGATTGTTGGTCTGCAAGTATTGCTAAGTATTGTGCTTTAGCTAATGCTTCATCTGTTCCAGTTTCTGCGTTAGCTGCTACACCTCTTCTAATCCTTATAGATACATCTAAATGCAACATACCATCATCATCTACCCATCCACCTAATACATGGTCTTGTTTCTTTAATAATGTTTTATTATCTTTAATAAATTTTTCTACAATTTCTCTTGTTAAATCTTCTTTTGGAATTACAACACTCTTTGACCCATACACTGATAAGTAATAACCAGGAACTCTATTAAATTTCTTTCTTCCTAAATCTAAACTCCAACCATCTGGATTATTTTGAATCCATAAATATGCTCTTTCTATTGCATCTTCTACATCTGATTTTTTAGTTAATATCTTTCTTGCACTTTTTTTACCAATAACTCTGTTTAATGTTGCAGGTCCTACATCTATTTTTCCATCTACTTGTTTAACTTTTCCTTTTCTTAATCTAACTGCATATCCTTGTAAGTTGTGATTGTAATTGTCTAGTCCTAGTAGTTTAAACAAGGTGGCTTTATCAAGCACTGTAGTTAATGATTGTGTATCAGCTAAATACTCTAATGCTTCATCTATTAAAGCATCTACATCTGTTTGTGAATCTAATGCTTTACTTAATTGATTAGTTAAACTTGTTTTTTGGAAATCAGTTAGTACACCATCTACAATAGTTTCATTAGCATTTAGTTTTAGATTGTATACACCAATTTTATCTCCATCATCACCTAGTCTGTACTCAGCAACAACAGATTGTTTTTTAAATACTTTAAGTTCTGCATCATAAATGTTTAAATCTAATATGATAGAATCATTTGATTTGCTAAGATTTTTCAACGAAGTAACAGTTAATTGACCATCTGCTGAGTATGCAATTAAGGAATAACTATCTACAACGCCATCTACTTTGTTCTCAAATATTTTAACTGGCACAGTTTTTTCTGTAACTGATATATCTGCTGCTATGTTTTTTACTTTGTCATACTCTGCTCTTACTAAATCCATTATGTCATCACTTAAATTAACTGGTATTAGATTATCATTGTGGTTTTTCAATGCTTTAGCTAATGCTGCAGGTGTCATAAATGGTATACCTGCCTCTATAAAATGGTCGTATGCTTGTCTTATGAATGGTATTCTAATTAAATCTGCTTCAACTTGTGCTGTAGCATAAAACAAAGCATCCATAAAGTTTTGAAATTTTGTTCCTGTATCTTCTTCTTTTATTGCTCTTGGTATTTGATTAGGTAAATCATCTTGATACTTAACTACTTTCGGTTTTACATAAGCATAATATGCGTCATACGCTTTGTCTGTTGTAGTTTCTATACTTCTCAAATCATGCGAATTAACTTTGCCTGTAGCAATAATCTCAATAAATTCTTGATGCTGTCCTGTGTAGTTATCTATAAGTTGTTTATAATGTCTAGCTAAATCTGCAAAGTCTTCTGTTTTAGTTACAATAGGTAAAGTTCCACCTTGATAAAGATTTCTATTTTGCATCATTTTATTACCATCTTCAATAAGTTGTCTTACTGCAGGTGTTTTCTGATAATACAATGCAATATCTTCTACTGAATAACCTTTAAGTATTAATCCTGCTGTAATTGCTGCCATGTCATCATCTATGTATTTAAACATAAATTCTGCAAAGCTATCTACATAAGCATCATCTAATACAAAATCTTGCACTTCATTGTCGCCTACAGGTACATCTGTTTGACCTCTTTTATTAACTAATTCATACTGTGAACTCTGTCCTCTATTTCTTCTAAATGTCCACATAGGTGATGCAGATGTAGCTTGTCCTA